TATAAGTTTAGAGAAGCAGAACGCAGAGAAAAAGCAGCTCTGGAATATGCTAAAGGTGTACATAAAGAACTTAAAGATGTAAAAGGCCGACTAAATCAGTCGGATAAAACTTTGATGGGTGAATATGAAGGCCGACTAGATGGACAGCTTGAAAAAGCGCGTGCTGACTATAAAACAGCATTTGACACAGGCAATTCTGATAAAGCAGCCGAAGCTAATGAAAGATTAGCTAAGCTAGCTAGTGAAAGAGATACTGTAGAAAGAGCACGTCGCCGTAAAGAAGTAGAATGGGAGAAAGCAGATATTGAGCTTTCTGCCGATGATGATTTTGATACTCAGGTACAGCAACAGTTCCAACAGCAGGCGCCTACTGACGATAGAGCAGTAGAGTGGGCTAAGGAAAATCCATGGTTTGGACAAGATGAAGCGATGACAGCATCTGCTTTTGCTTTCCATAATCAGCTGGTAACAGAAGAAGGGGTTGACCCGACTACTAATGAGTACTATAATGCAGTTAATGAACGAATGCGTGAGGCGTTCCCGCACAAGTTCAAAGCAAACAACCGCACGGCTCAGACGGTTGCAGGCAGCTCTCGCAAAGCAGTCAAAAAATCTGGACGCAAAGTAAGGTTATCCTCGAGTGAAGTAGATATTGCTAAACGCTTAGGTGTACCTCTAGAAGAATACGCAAAGTATAAGGGGGCTATGTAATGGCAACTAACAATGTGACGCTAAATAAGAACAAGCGTACGTCACGCGCTGCAAGTACTCGCGATACTAATGTTCGCGCTAAGTCATGGACACCACCATCACTATTGGACGCTCCAGAAGCTCCTCAGGGATGGAAGTACCGATGGATTCGAGCTGAGATGCTCGGTCAGGAAGACAAGGTTAATATGAGTAAACGACTTCGTGAGGGGTACGAGCTTGTAAGAGCTGAGGAACATCCTGAGTTTCAGGCACCTACTATCAATGATGGTACTGCACTGGATGGTTGCATAGGCACAGGTGGACTAGTTCTAGCTAAATTCCCAGAGGAATTTGTAGAACAGCGTAATGAATACTACAGAAGTCGCGCTGACGAACAACTGGCTTCAGTAGATAACGACTTGATGAAAGAAAGTAATCCGTCGATGCCACTTAGTTCTCCGGACAGAAAGAGCACGACAACCTTCGGAAGTCAGTCAAATTAAAATACTTTTTGTTTAATTTTTTAGAGAGGGTTTAGCAATGGCTAATGTAGACAATCCTAACGGCTTTACAGCTGTTAGACACCTAACTGGTGGTACTATCCGTATGGGTGAGTATCCTATCCAGTCAGGAGACAGTGGTGACTCTACTGGTATTTTTACCGGTGATGTTATGACTAGAGACACGGACGGTTATGCGGACCTTGCAGCAGCAGGCGAAGCTGTGTTAGGTATTTTTGCGGGATGTACTTATACTGCTACAGACGGTAGCGTAGTATTCGCAAAGAACTTACCAGCAGATACTGCTACACAAGGTAGCGCAGATATAACTGCTTTTATTTATGATGACCCAATGACTGTATTTAAAGCTCAGCACGATGGTACTGGCGCTTTTGCAGACAACGGTGCTTGTTTTGATGTAACTATTGGTACAGGTAGTACTAACAATGGCCGCTCTGGCGCTGAGTTAGATACTTCTACTAAAGCGACAACAGGTCAGTTCAAGCAACTTGGTTTACACGACGTAACAGGCAATGCTTGGGGCGCGAGTGCTGAAGTTGAAGTTGTGGTTTTCGAACATGCTAATACTGCTGCGGCTGGTACTGGTGTATCTTAATAGGAGGATAGAAGACTATGGCAATCAATAGAGCTCAACTTGTAAAAGAGTTGGAACCGGGACTTAATGCCTTATTTGGCCTTGAGTACAGTAAATATCAAGACGAGTGGAAAGGTATCTTTGATACTGAATCTTCAGACCGTGCGTTTGAAGAGGAAGTTATGTTATCTGGCTTCGGTAATGCAGCAACTAAAGGTGAAGGCGCAGCTTTCGCTTATGATACTGCACAAGAAGTTTACACTTCTCGTTACAATCACGAAACAGTAGCTTTAGGCTTCGCTCTTACAGAGGAAGCAGTAGAAGACAATTTATATGATAAGTTATCTTCTCGTTACACTAAGGCACTTGCTCGTTCAATGAGTCACACTAAGAATGTTAAGGGTGCAGATGTATTAAATAATGCATTTAACTCTTCATATGCTGGTGGCGACGGTACTGAGTTGATTGGTACTCACACGTTATTAAACGGTAGTACTATTTCTAACGAGCCTTCAGTGGCAGCAGACCTAAACGAAACTTCATTAGAGAACGCACTAATCGATATTAGTAAGTTTACTGATGAGCGTGGTTTAAAGATTGCAGTTAAAGGACAGTCTCTGATTGTTCCTTCAGACTTAATCTTTGTTGCAGAGAAGGTACTAGGTACTGACCGTACTTTAGGTTCTAACAATAACGACATCAATGCGCTTAATTCAATGGGCGTATTACCAGGTGGCGTTTCTGTTAACCACTTCTTGACTGACGTAGATGCATGGTTCGTTAAGACTGATGCACCTAACGGTATGAAACACTTCAACCGTGTTGGCATGAAGACTGGTATGGAAGGCGACTTCGAAACTGGCAATGTACGTTATAAGGCTCGCGAAAGATACTCTTTCGGTTGGTCTGATTTCCGTGCAGTGTACGGTTCACCAGGTGCTTAATTAAGCACAGAATAAAAGCACCTCTCGGGGTGCTTTTTTATTACCTTGAATTGGGTTATAATGCTTATATCTTTTAAATGAGCGGGTAAAACCCTCTTCTCATAGGAGGCAATATGGCAGACACAGTAACTAGCCAAACTATTATGGACGGTACAAAGACTACCGTTATGAAATTTACAAATGTATCAGATGGTACAGGTGAGACAGCAGTAGTAAAGGCAGATGCCTCAGCACTACTGAATGCACCAACTAAGCTTAAAATTATGCGTATGTGGGCGATGACTAACGGCATGGCTGTTAATGTTCTTTTTGATGCTACCGCAGACGTACTAGCATTAACTGCACCTGCAGATGAGGCTATACATTTAGATTTTAGGTCTTTTGGCGGTATTAACAATAACGCAGGCTCTGGTGTAACTGGAGATATAGCATTTACTACGGTTGGTGCTAGTGCAGGCGATACTTATAGCATTGTTTTAGAGTTATCTAAATCATAGGGGTAGCTAAATGGCGACTTCAGGAACTACAGCTTTTAACTTAGATGTATCAGACATTATGGAGGATGCTTACGAGAGATGTGGGCTAGAACTTCGTAGTGGCTATGATGCTAAGACTGCTCGCCGTAGTATGAATATCATGCTACAAGAGTGGGGCAATCGAGGCATCCATCTATGGAAAGTAAAGAAGACAACGCAAGCGCTTACAGATGGTACGGCATCGTATACTTTAGATAATAAAATCATAGACTTACTAGATGTTAATAGTAAGCGCTCTGGTACTGAGCTATCTATGTCTAGGATGTCTAGAGCTGATTATCATTCTCGTCCTGATAAGACTACCGAAGGTAGACCTACTCAGTACTATGTAGAGAGAACATCAACCCCTACTTTATATGTATGGCCTACTCCTGAAAATAGCACAGATACTATTGAGTACTATGCTATGGAGAAGTTAGAGGATGTAGGGGATAGTATGAAAAATGTAGACGTTCCTACTAGATTCTTACCTGCTTTGATTGCGGGGTTAGCTTATTACATTAGTATGAAGAAAGCACCTGATAGAATACAGCTTATGAAATCTATTTATGAAGAGGAATTTGAGCGTGCTATGGATGAAGACCGTGAGCGTGCTAGTAGCTTTTTTGTGCCTAGAAGGAGGCGTATTTAATGCCTAGTTATGCATCAGGCAAATATGCCAAAGGGATATGTGACCGCTGCGGGGTAGAGGTTAAATACTCATCTTTGATGCTAGAGTGGACGGGTTATAAGGTATGTGCTGATTGTTTTGATGAGAAATCCGCACTAGATTTTCCTTCAAAGCCCCCAACAGATGCAGAAGCTTTGATACAGCCTAGACCTGATAATGATGTGGAAGTAGGTGAGGGGCATATAGCAGCTACTGATATCTCTACAGGCGATACACCTATTGGTACAATGTTTAGAGGATTTGAACCTACTGGCTCAGTAGGCTCTGTTACAGTGAGCATATCATGACATATACACAATTAGTACAATCTATAAAAGACTGGACGGCTAACTCTGAGAGTACTTTTACTGGTGAGCTAGATTTTATTATCGAGCTAGCAGAAAAGAGACTTTTAAGGGAAGCTGACCTTAATGTAACTCGTAAAAACTCAACAGCCACATTAAGTGCAGGAGACGAGTTTTTATCTATACCTTCTGATGCAGTAGTTATACGCTCTGTACAGACTATAGATTCTAGCGGAGATAGGTCTTTTCTTTTACAAAAAGACAAGAGTTTTTTAGATGATTATATTATAGACCGTAGTGTTACAGGTTCTCCTAGATACTACACTCACTGGGACCATGATACTATATATGTAGTACCATCCCCTGTTGCAGATACTACAGTTGAACTTGGATACACCCACAGACCTACGGGGCTATCCTCATCTACCGCTACTACATGGCTTAGTACTAATGCCCCTGATGCATTACTTTATGCCTGTCTAATTGAGGCTTCATTATTTATGAAGGAAGCCCCTGATTTAACCCAGAGCTATACTGTTAAATATCAGGAAGCACTACAGCGCTTAATTGTAGAAGAGAATCTTAGAAACAGAACCGATGAGTATAGAACTCGCTCTATTACGGTAGGAGAATAAAATGGCAATTACACAAGCACTTTGTAACTCATTTAAGAAAGAGATATTTGAAGGCTTACATGATTTTAATGCTTCTGGAGGCAATACCTTTAAGATGGCGTTATATACATCTTCAGCTAGTTTAGGTGCAGGCACTACTGCTTACACTACAGCTAACGAAGTGACGGGCACAGGATATACAGCAGGCGGTAACACACTGACTAATGTAGACCCTAGCTTGTCAGGAACGGTAGGGTTTATTGATTTCAGTAACACCTCTTGGACCTCAGCTACCTTTACTGCTAGAGGCGCTTTGATATACAATAGCACTAACAGTAATAAGGCAGTAGCAGTCTTAGATTTCGGGGGAGACAAGGATGTATCTAATGGTACTTTCTCAATCTCGTTCCCGACACCAAGCAGTACAACTGCAATTATTAGGATAGCATAAGCACAGGAGAATAAAAATGGCATCCATTACTTTTTACAACAACGCTACTAAAGATATTTTAGATGGCACAATTGACCTTGATACTGACACTATTAAGGTATCACTACACACGAGTACATATACTCCGTCTGTAGCACACGACTTTTATAATGACATCACCAATGAAGTAACAGGTAGTAATTACACAGCAGGGGGTGAGACTCTAGGCTCTAAAGCTATTACTACAGTTACTACTAACGATGCTAAATTTGATGCAGCGGATGTGACTTGGTCTTCTCATGCTTCTGGCTTTAGTACAGCGCGTTACGCAGTAATTTATAAATCTACTGGCACGGCATCTACTTCGCCTTTAGTAGGGTATATTGATTTTGTATCTAATCAAGATAACGTGAACAACGACTTGACAATCAAGTGGAACACTAACGGTATCCTACAGTTAACTACATAAGAGGATGACTGATGGCAATTTCAAGAAAATCACCTGATGTAGTAAACGATACTACCCCTCAATTAGGGGGTAATTTAGACGTAGATGGCAATTCAATTGTATCAACATCTAATGGCGATATAGCAATCACCCCTAATGGTACTGGTGATGTTATTCTTGATGGCCTTAAATACCCTCAAGCTGACGGCACCGCTGGTCAGGTACTTAAAACTGATGGCTCGACACAGCTATCCTGGACTTCGGTAGAGGATGCAGTGGCAATGTCAATCGCATTAGGATAAGATATGGCAAATACATTTAAATTAAAAACTAAAGCGGGGATAGATACTTCGCTAGCTACCATATACACAGTCCCTGCATCAAAGACAGCGGTTGTAATTGGTCTTACTATCTCAAATATTAAAGGCTCTTCTGTCACTGCATCAGTACAAGTTTCCTCTAATACAGTAGACGTAGAGACTAATGCAGACGTATATGTCGTTAAAGATATACCAATCCCAGCAGGCTCTTCTGTAGAAGTTATGGGAGGTAATAAAATTGTACTGCAAACAACAGATATACTTAAAGTAAGCGGCTCTGTAACAGACGCAGTAGATGCAGTGCTTAGTATTATGGAAAGCGATGTTTAGTAGGAGAATAATATGCCTTACATAGGAAAGATACCCGCAGCAGTTCCAGTAACAGCAGATGATATTCCAGATAATAGTATCACAGCCGCTAAGATTCAAGATGGTGTTATTACTATTGATGACATCGGTGCAGACGCAGTAGGCCTATCAGAACTAAGTGCTACAGGTACTGCTAGCTCGTCTACCTACTTGCGCGGAGATAATAGTTGGGCTAATATATCTACAGTATTTCCGTTTTATAAAGCAGACGGTACTGCTGATAACATAACAATTTCAAACGGAACATTTCCTTTTTATAAAGCAGATGGTACCGCAGATAATATAGGAGTTTCATAATGGCAGCTAAGACACCAGTAAAAGCAATATATACAGGTTCAGATGTAACCTCGTTAGGTGAATATACAAGTACAGATACTGTTGCAGTAGCTAACCTAGGCACAGGAACCCCTTCCTCTTCCACTTACTTGCGAGGAGACGGCGCATGGTCAACTATTACGGACACTGATACAACTTATACAGCAGGTGATGGACTAGATTTAACAACAACAGAGTTTAGCCTTGACTTAAAGGCAAATGGTGGTTTAGCAATAGATACTACCGAATTAAAGTTAGATTTAACACAAGACCAATCTTGGTCTGGTTCTCAACGTGGTACTATTGTTACTGATAATGATGGTTCATTTGATATGGATGGTGGTAATAACTTTAAGTGTACTCCAACTGGTAACTTTACTTTAACCTTTACTAACATCACAGATGGTCAATCAGGGTTTATCTTACTGGTTAATAGTGGTGGTCATACTGTATCAGCACACGCTAACTCAAAGGTGGATGCTAACTTATTAACTACTGTATCTACAGCAGGTACTTATCTAATATCGTACCTAAG